TTGGTCTAAACTTTGGATACATTTTATAGAATCCTATCTTTGATTGACTTATGTTTTGTGATATTAATGTTTTTTTGACTCTTGCATCTGTTTTAGACGGATCATAAATCGCTGGAGCCATGCTAAAATTTCCGCCAAATGGCATAGTCATAAAGTTATTCATAAGTATATTACTGATTCATAATATCTATATGGCATTTTGAACTTGCTCAAACATCATCTAATTCAAACATGCAAACAGATGACCTTGATGAATCAGTTACTATCTTTATTGAATCATCTGATGAGCAATATAAATTATCAACATCATCTTTCAATGATAAAAATGTATATGGTGATTCATTTTTTAATGATATTGAATGTGTATCTATATTAATTTGATCAGATATATTACTTTTTAAATTATTGATAAACGAAGGATGCACAAATAGTTCAGTCAATGTAATTCTTTTGCTGTCATCAATTTCCAACATGTTAGCGAGTAAATTAACACATTCATTATCTAGTGTATTATTTATTTCTCCAATTGAAGGAAATAATATTTTTTTTTGAGAAATGTAATTGGTTAGTTCATCAATATCTTTGCAATTTTTACAAGGATGATAGCCATACATCATTTCAAATAATATCATACCCAATGCCCAAATATCACATGCATTATCATATTTTTTATGATTTAAAATTTCGGGTGCCATATACAAAGGACTTCCACATATTGTACTTACTCTTTGCATTTTTGTTGCTATCTTTGCAAACCCAAAATCACATATTTTTAATATTTTTTTATTACAAGTTAACAAAATATTTGTTGGTTTCAAGTCTCTATGAAGAATATCATAACTGTGTAAAAAATGTAATGCACTTAATAGTTGTCCAAAATAATATTTGATGTTGACTAGTTTCATAGGCTTAGTTAACATGGTTCCCAAGTGTCCGTCTTCACAATATTCCATAACAATATATGTTGTATCAATGTCTTCAATAACATCGTAACATTTAATTATATTTGGGTGCTCATATTTAATCAATGTTTTCATGATTGTGATTTCATTTAATAACATTTTGTGTGTATCAAACGAAAAACCAAACATATTTATTTTTTTTATTGCAACTATTCCATCACTTCTGTTAATCTGTGAGATCTTGTCTCTATTCAGACATCTACCCAAATACACATTTGAATATCTACCACTTCCTAACTTATTTGATCTGAAGACTTCATATTTACACTCTCCCCCAATTCTATAGATATCCAGTTTGTTTATATTGATCGGATTCTGACTGGTTCCTGATGGAGCGGTGAATATGTTTGTCATTTGTGTAATAACTTAGTTTTACATCTTAAAATTGAAAATATTTAATTTAATATTTTTAACACTTATATGATAGAGCAAATATGAATATTTCAATAGGTTTAGATAATGAGATTGATAATGTTGATACATATAAGGCAGAAAAATCATCATCTTGTTACTTTTGTGGAATGTCTGCCTGTGTATCTGGTGTGCATATTCATTCAAAAAAAATAATAGTCAATACATGTACTTTATGCTGTACCATATCCAAATTTAATAAACTTTATATTAATTGGGTCATGTTATGCCATTCAAATTTGTCACAATTAGATATTATCAAATTGACCCATGAATATTACAAAAAACATCATAGAATTCCAAAACCTAACGAGATAGATGATACAGCAATAATGATAAAACTTGATTGTCTAACATATGCACAATTTTATGATCAACTTGATCCAACAGTGCAAGAACAGTTCAAACAGTTTGTTTTCTTTTTCACATCAGAAATGCAAGTAAGTGGAACAAAAAATTTATTCAAACAAAATGTCAGAAAAGATATTCCATATGATATGTCATTTTTTGATTTACCCACCTATAAACTTTCTGATACTGAAACACTGTTAATTAATGAGTTTACGTCAAAATGTAAAAAACAATGTATCAGTGAAATGGATGTTCTTAAAAGTCTATTAGAAAAAGAATTAACAAATGTGAAAACTAAAATAAAAGATAAAGATACATTCTTGAAAACAATTTTGGACTAAAATAAAATGTCAATATGTTTGCTCCACCATGTATGCCAAGTTGATTTATTAAACATACCTGGTTTTAATTCTGTTACATATGTCATATCTTCCCGTGTGTGATCTTTTGTACAAAATGGGCAGATGATGTCATATGTGGCCATAATATGACTTTTTATGCATGAATGACAGATGTATTTTTTGCAACATGTCATAAGAAGAGGATAATGGTGATCAAATAATGATATTTCAGTATCAGCATATGTTTTTTTTATTGCATCTTCTATTTTCTGATAAGATGCTTTATCTGGAGATTTATGCATATGTAATCTATCAAACTGAGTGCATGATCTTGTGCGGCTAATGATTGATGTTGTATACCCAGTGCAACAAATTGGACAAGTTTCATTTGTTATTTTTTTCAATTGATCATTATCTAAAAAATCTATCATATTTATCATATGTAACATATCATAACCTGGAAAATAGATAGATGTTTTTGTATCAAGTACTTTTTGTATTTCATATGATTGGTGTGCATATGAAAAATGTTCACCTAAATGATAAGGGCTGTTAAATTTAAGCTCACATACAGGACATTCAAAAGTTCCATCTTGAACATGATGAACATTTCTGGGTGCACGTTCAGTCAATGGTATGTTTTTCTTTTTTACTTTTTCCTTGAACAACTTAAATGTTTGTCTAGTATTTTTTAATGGATCAATACTTTTATCATCTGCGTCATTGATGAAATCTGGTGGAAACTCTGTAATCACCAATTTGGGCAATTTCTTTTTGAAATCAGATATTTGTTCATCAACAACTTTTGGCACAGTCTCTGTGCCAATTGATAGTTCACTATCAGAACTATCATCACCAATAGACTTTGTTTCCTGTTCATCTTCACTATTATCTTTTCCATCTGCAACCGGATTATTTTCTGTTACTGTTGACTCAGAATCAGATTCACCATGTGTTGTCCTATAATGTTCATTCAAATCATCACTTGTTTTTGCCCAATATGGGCAAACATCACAGCCAAATTGATCCCCAAATGCATTTTCGTGATAAATCATGTTATGATCTAACAGTTCAATCGCAGATGAACACTCCATTCCACATGTTTCACATATATGTTCATTTGTTTCAGTTTCAGTTTCAGATTCTGATTGTTCTACTACAGGTAAAATATGTTCATCTGTTTCAGTTGACGAAGTGTGCTCCACATATTCATCAATTGCTGTGTATAAAAGATTATATGTCTCATCAGTGATATCAAAATCGTTTAGTATATCATTTATTTTAGTTACTAATGCATCATTGTGTCTTGATGACATAACTGTGTGTACTTGTACTTATACTATAATAATAACAATAATAATATGATAATAATCAATTTTTATTTTTTCGATAAATAAAAAATAGAATTATTACATTATTTGTTTGACTTCTTCACTATCAACATCTTTTAGTTTGATGCCATATTGTTCATCTGATTCATCCATTTTACTTGTAATTGTGGTTTTGGCATGATTGTTCGATATTACAGGTTCAATCTTATCAGCAAAAATATTAGGCATTGGTGGTGCTGTGGGTGTTTCTAAACTAAATGGCACAATAGATGTAGTATCATATGGTACAGTAAATGTAGTATCATATGGTACAGTAAATGTAGTAGGCATTGGTGGTGCTGTGGGTGTTTCTAAACTAAATGGCACAATAGATGTAGTATCATATGGTACAGTAAATGCAGCATCAAATACAAAATCAGTATGACATAGTGGTGGTAGTCCAAATACATTTTCTGGTAGCAAACCATTGTTGTTATGGGCATAATATGATGACATAAATAATTGATGAATATCTTGCATCTTTTGGTGCATGAGAATATATACAAAAGACAGTGTATTAATTTTACAATTGAAATAACTATTCAATTTTTATTATTGTGAATGTGCATAAGAATATAATAATATAATATTCCTAGTTGTCGAAAATGTTATCAATTGATGAATTGATAAAACGAGATACTGTTACGGAGGATCAACGCATTTTTCAAATCCAGGGAATAAAAGATGAATCATCTGCAGATATTGTTTATATTAATAAATACAAATTTATTCCTATTGTTACTATTAAACATGATAATATACTTTGGGTTGACTGTAGTTTATATTCATATATGACATCTGAGCGTGATTTACAAATGGAAAAATCACACAAAATGATTGGCTATTTAATGAATTATCAAACACAATATTGTGGATCATTGAATTATGTTTTTGTTCCAGATGAAAAACCCGATCTAACAAATATCACAAAAATAAATATCAAGGGACGTTACGAGATTCAATATGAATTTACTGATAAAGATAATAATACAGAAACAAGAATAATAGTTGAAATTCCAAAGTATTCAGGAATGGAAGAATCAATATATATATTAACTACAGTTTTAGTAGAGAAGGATATACTAGAATATGCTAAAGATAAAGTCAGAATCAAAAAAATCAAAAGCAGTAAAAAAAGAAAAGATAAAAAGGGATGAAATTAAAATGTTTACTGATGGGTCATGTTCAAAAAGTGGATTTAATATAATTTGTGGATATGGTGTTTATTTTCCGAATAAAGAAGTAGAAAATATTTCAAAACCATTTTTGCATAAACCATATACTAATCAAAGAAGTGAATTATATGCTATTTATAAAGGAATACGACATGTGAAAAATCAATATAAATTCAAAAAATTAGTAATCTATTCAGATTCTGAGTATAGTATTAACAGTATGACTAAATGGATTCAAGGGTGGAAAAAAAATGGTTGGAAAACTGCCAATAAAAAACCTGTTTTAAATGTAGATATTATACAAAAAATAGATAGATATATGCAAAAATATGATGGCAAAATATTTTTTAAACATGTTAAGGCACATACTGGTAAACAAGATGAATTGTCAATAGGTAATGATAAAGCGGATGAATTGGCTAAAGCAGGTGCACAAAAAATGATTAAGTAAATAAAAAAATTGATTATAATATATGTATGCTTTTCATTAATCCAATATTTTAAGATTATGCTTTAATGCGAAAAATATCTTATGAGATATGTTCAATGAAAGAAGATTCTGTTATTGTTTCTAAATTTGAGTCTCGAAAAGGTGTATTACAACATAAGTATTATGGTGATACTTTTGATTTGAACACTATGGCAGCAATTGGA